GAAGCCCCCCCATGTGCTATGGGAGGGCATCCTTTCGCGCCGAGAGGCGCTGTTTATTGGTAGGAATTGACACGAGGAGACATTGAAACATGATCGTAAAAACAGGAAGGGTAGTCGTAAAGGACTCTCCACAGACTGACACCACTGTAGCGATCCCGACATCGCAGTTATATAACGCGAGCGGAGTTCCGCAGGGTGCTCCTTATGGTGGGGGAAACCTCACCGTTAAGAGTAAGTCTGAGAAGATAGTTTACACTACTAAGAGGAAAACTGAACGTTTTCTTCCTAATTTCTGTGATCATGTTCGGTACCAGAAGTATTATGGTGGTATAGCTGGCGCTATTATTAAACGCCGAGCTGCCGACCCTCACTGTAGTGATGGTTGGTACCACGATTATACCGGTATGGCTACCGCAGGTCTTACCCGTCACGCTCTAGTTGAGTCCACGGCTCTTGCACAGTTGGGGTTAAGTAATATGAACCTCGACTTTTTTGGCAATCCGCAGACTATCATGGATGCAACATTTGATAAGTTGCGCCCTGATCTTACTAAGCTGAGCTTGCCTAACTTCCTTTTGGAATTAGACGACGTTTCAAAGCTTTTTAAGCAATTTAAGCGTACATTAACATTGCTGCGAAATTCAGCAGCAGCGTTAAAAAGTGTCAATAGCACAGCGAAAGAGCTTGCAGGCGCAAAATTAGCCTGGTCTTTCGGGATTAAACCATTGATGGGTGATTTATCCGCAATGATGAATATCCTGCGAGAGCTCCAAGCGAAGCTTCACGATTTCGAAAAGCAGGCCAATAAGATATTAAATTTTGACCTAACTTACGAGAACGTGGTGATTACCAAAACTGGCTCCATCAACTACGGAGGGTCTCCCCTCTCTCCTACGCCGTGGTACTGTGTATATACACGTAAAACGACTGTAGGGGCTATTCAACGGTGTAAACCGCTTTCGGTTACCGGTGAATACGAGAAGATGATTAGATTCTACCTCGATGTTCTTGGGGTAGAGCTAAATCCACGTATCATTTGGGACGCAATACCATTTACCTTCGTCTTGGATTGGTTCTTTGACGTTGGTTCGTGGTTAGAGCGGCACAAGTTCGATACACTGGAGTTGCCAGTTGAGTTCCTTGCTGGTTTTATACAGCAAACTCAAGACATAACAATCAGCTCTCAAGCTATTCAGAACCCAAGTAACTTGTGTTCTGATAGCGGGATAGCAACGTCTGGCTCGTGGTTAACTCACAAAAAGCGTTTTATACGCCTTCCTGTGAATCCCACCGAGTCCGCATTTCGCGGATTTGGCTGGACGTTACCAACACTAAACCAGGCAGAGTTACTAATCTCCCTGGCCACTGTGCTGAAGTAGCCTTTTCAAGCTTCTTGAGTACACCACGCAGGCAGTAATGCTTGCACAATTTCTTGCCTTCTAAGCAAGACGCACCCCTCGTTGGGGAGAGTATCCTTTATGCTAGCAGACACTCAGTCACTTTCGCAGGATTCAGCAACCGATGTGGACACAAATTTAACCGTGTTCACGAAGAGGTTTGCTGATTCCGATAAATCAGTCTTCTCCGTTGCGGGGCTAACGCTCCCCAACGAGAACAAACTGACGGTCTCTCATGAGACCACGAAAGCGGGGAACCAACGTCACTTGATCAGGACCGATTTAACGGTCGTTGATGCTTTTGGCGTGCCGGCAACGGCGGGGGTTTACCTCGTCATTGACCGGCCCTCAAATACTGCGGTGACAGACACCATTCTGAAACAGATGGTCAACCGATTGGTTGATTTTCTGGTCGAAGGTGGTGCAAACGCCAACGTGACAGCTGTTCTCAACAATGAAGTATAGTTGTCCTTCATTGTAGTGGATGGTAGTAGCGGAGGCAGTCGTAGTACGTTGTATTATGGCTGTTTGTAGGCTATGTACTAGGGATACTTTTGGAGGTTCGTCGTTATGAATGACGGTGACCTGAAAAGCCTTCTCTCTTTATGGGAGAACCTAGCGTGTAACCTTCGCTACAGCTCCTGGGTTAAACCTCAAGATATTAAAGAGGTCCGATCCAGGGTCGCGAACGAGGGGTTACCGTTTCTTACTGTAGCCTTGCCGGAATTAGGCAAGGCCATGGATATCTTCCATGCAACAAACACATGGCCGACCATCAAGTCCTTTAGAACGGACGGGATGGGCATCCCCTATTTCCTGGGGGAAGCTATCTATGCAGCAAAAGCTGGTAACTCAGTTGCCGTGGACTGCGTAAGACAACTATCTTACGTTTTCTATAAACTGGAGGTACAGCATGACCCGAAGACGATTGACAAATTCCTGGATGCGTTCATTGCGAACGACCGAGAAGTTGGCAATTTTGATTTTAGCGAGTCTAATGATATTGAGTTCACTTTCGAAGACCCAGATTTCTCGGGTCGTAGACGTGGTACTCAATGTTCTCGATCCGCCTTAGTCAAAGAGATGGCACGGATTATTGCGAGGGTCCTTAGCAATTCGGATCCTCACGATATACGTCCTTGTCACGGCGGCGGCTCAACCGCTTGCCGAACTCCTAACCATAAGAAGTGGTCGGGCTTCCGATATTTTAAGAAGCTCGATGATGTCTTTGGTTACACCAACCTTTTCTACTTTAACGAGACACATTTGCTCGATGAGTTGGAAGTGTTGGAGTCTTCAGTCAGTGCGAATCCTCAGGCACGTGTTTGTCTTGTGCCTAAGGACTCAAGAGGTCCCAGAGTAATATCATGTGAACCCCGCGAGCTAATGTTCGCTCAACAGGGTTTGATGAGAAAGCTCTACGACATCCTTGAGACCAACCACATTACACGAGGTCAGATTAATTTTACTGACCAACGCGTCAATCGAGCCTTGGCCTTCCAAGCGAGCCTTTCAGGCAAGCTTGCGACCATCGACTTGAAAGATGCATCCGATAGGGTCTCACTTGAACTCGTCAGAGGTTGTTTTCCCTCTGATTGGCTAGAGTGCCTCGAAGCTTGCCGCTCCGAGGAGACGATCCTACCGAACGATTATGTGGTTAAGCTCAACAAGTTTGCCCCTATGGGCAGTGCTTGTTGTTTTCCAGTTGAAGCGCTTGTCTTTTGGGCTTGCGCGCAGGCAGCAACGCGTCTACTTTACGGGATTAGTAACCGTCAAGTATACGTCTATGGCGACGACATAATCTGTGATACCGATGTTTCCAAAGGTATCATGGAAGCTCTGACAATAGTTGGCCTTAAAGTCAACTACGATAAGAGTTATGTTTCGGGTCCCTTCCGTGAATCGTGCGGTGGTGATTATCATAAAGGTTATGATGTAACCCCCGTAAGAGTAAAGGAAGTCCCGAATAATGTCGGTACGGGATTGGATACTTGCGCAGACTTGTGCAATGAATTCATTGCGAAGTTTGGATACGAATCCGTCCATCGACTCATTTCTGACGTCGAGGAGGTGGTAGGGTTTGTTTATCCTCGAACCGAGAGAGAGATTCCTCTTACTCTTCGGGTACCATCGAGCGCTAGTAACGAAGTCTTTTATCGTAAGCGTTGGAATTCCGACCTACAGATAGAAGAACATCGGATCCTCGCGAGCGCGTCTACGCCAGTGGCAAGACGCCCACCTGATTGGTGGGAACTCTTAAGGAAAGAGTTGTCTCGTGATTCAGCCAGTAAAAGTTACCCATATGAGAACTCCGTTAGTGTTATGGAGCGTCATTTGGGGCCTGGCTGGTACGTGGACGTCCACTCCACCCATAAAAAGTGGAAATGGGCATGGTTAGGTTAACCATGTTGATTGTCTATTTTTAACAGACAATCGAGGGGGCGAATTTCCTAGAATAATTTGGGAAATTATTGCAGGGC